TAATGACAACTTCAGGTTCAAGAGACTTTAACTTAGACGTAGGTGAGATCATCGAGGAAGCGTACGAACGCTGTGGCCTCGAAGTTCGCACGGGCTACGATGCTCGAACAGCGCGTCGGTCATTGAACCTGATGTTCGCTGATTGGGCAAACCGTGGTCTGAACCTTTGGACAGTTAAGCAAGGCACGATTACGCTGACGGCGGGTCAGGCTCAAGAAACGCTGACCGATGACGTTGTGGATCTGTTGGAGGTTACGCTTCGTCGGAGTGGAACAGACTACGAGGTTGAGCGAATCAGTCGTGGTGAATACGCCACGCTGCCGAACAAAACAACGCAGGGTCGTCCCAGTCAGTATTACTTTGATCGTCAGATCGATCCAGTAATAAACTTGTGGTCTGTACCAGAGAACTCAACGGATCAGTTGATCTACTATTATGTTCGTAGGATCGAGGATGCTGATACTTTGGTTAATACTACTGATATGCCTTTTCGTTTTTATCCTTGTATGGTGGCGGGGCTAGCGTACTATTTAGCAATGAAGCGGTCACCAGATCGTATCCAACTATTGAAGTCTGTGTACGAGGAGGAGTTCCAACGTGCGGCGGACGAGGACGAAGGACGTACACCGTTAAAGCTACAGCCTAGCTTGAGTTACTTGAGGGTCTAATGGCATACGCTAGCGGAAAGAATGCTTGGGGAATATCGGATCGGTCAGGACGCCGTTACCGTCTTCGTGACATGAAGGTGGAGTGGACGGGAGCCAAGGTTGGTCCAGATGAGTTTGAACCCAAGCATCCGCAGTTGTATCCTCCAAAGGCGTATCCAGATCCCCAGGCATTGCGCAATCCGCGCCCAGACAGGGTAGAGCCGCTTGACGTTTACGTTGGCATTCCTTTGGTAGAAAACCCAAACCTTACATCGCCTAGAGCAATCGGCAAGGTTGGCACAGTTACGGTGACGACATCATGAGTTTTACATACGCACAGTTAAAGCAGGCTATTCAGGATTACACGGAGAACGACGAGACATCGTTCGTCAACAACCTGCCTTTGTTTATCCGCATGGCTGAAGAGCGCATTCTGAAAGGAGTGCAGCTTAACCTGTTTCAAAAGAACCAGTTTGGGAACATGACGAGCGGCAACGAGTACTTGGCTTCTCCTTCTGACTTTCTTGCTCCGTTTTCTTTGAGCATCGATGTAAGCGGCAACAAAGAGTTCTTGTTGTTTAAGGATCTGGATTTTGTGCAGACGTACACGCCTGATGCGACGACGACGGGTCAGCCTAAGTACTATGCTCAGTTTGACGTAGACAACTTCATTATTGCGCCAACACCTGACGCTAACTACACGGTGGATATCCACTATCTATATCGCCCCGCTTCTATTACGGTAGGAGCAGAGGACGGTACGACTTGGTTGTCAGAAAATGCAGAGTTAGCGTTGCTGTATGCCTGCCTAATCGAGGCGTATATTTACATGAAGGGCGATGCTAACGTCATGCAGATGTACAATCAACGGTTCATGGAGGCTGTATCTAGGTTGAAAAACTTGGGTGAAGCTCAAGAAACTATTGATGAGTATCGCAGCGGTCCAATTATACGAGAGAGATCATGATTCCTAACGCAAAAGGTGATACACTAGATTTTAAGGTTGAGGTACACACCACTCAAAACCGTGGCTTTACGCCAGAAGAAATAGCGGAACGGTGTGCAGATAAAATCATTTCTGTCTCTGACGAGGCGCACCCTGCGATAAGAGCGCAGGCACATGCGTTTAAGAAGCGGATCGTACAGTTAGTAGGATTCTACTTACGAGAAGCTGTTAAAAGTGACAGAACTACGGTATATAATGCACTTACAGACGCAGGGCACCCAGAACTTGCGGAACTTATAAGGAGAATGTGACATGGCCTTTACTGGTAACTACATGTGTACATCGTTCAAGAAGGAACTTTTGTTCGGTGTCCACGATTTTGCAAACGGTGCGGATACGTTCAACATTGCGTTGTACACAAGCTCTGCTACGCTTGATGCGTCTACTACTGCTTACTCAGCAACAAATGAAGTAAGCGGTACAGGATACTCGGCGGGTGGTCAGGCTTTGACGAATGTTGATCCAAGCACAAGTGGTACAACAGCGTTGACCGACTTTGCGGATGAGACATTTACGACAGCGACAATCACTGCTCGTGGCGCGTTGATCTACAATACGACACCAAACACAGCGTCTATTGCGGTAACAAACCCATCGGTTGTTGTGCTTGACTTTGGTGCAGACAAAACGTCAACAGCGGGTGACTTCACAATCGTATTCCCAACAGCGGACGCATCTAACGCCATCATCCGTATCGCGTAAGGTCTAGGTTATGGCCTCGTCAACTCTATATGAAGGGTGGGGTCGATCCACTTGGAGTGACGGTTCTTTTGGCACTCCTATCCTCAAGGTTTCTGTGGACGGTGTTTCCGCCACAGGAGCGGTGGGGTCTGTTTCGGTTATTGCCGAAGCGAATGTATTCCCAACAGGTTTGGAAGCCACGGGTGGCGTAGGTTCGGTTACCGTTGTTGCCGAAGCAAACGTCCCTGTGACTGGACTAGAGGCAACAGGTTCTGTCGGTTCTGTCTCTGTGGTAGCAGAGGCAAATGTATTCCCAACGGGTGTTGAGGCCACGGGCGGTGTTGGCTCTGTTACGGTAGTTGCGGAAGCGACTGTTCCTGTAACGGGATTAGAAGCCACAGGTACTGTTGGCTCTGTCACTGTTGAGGCGGATGCCAATGTGTCCGTCACTGGCCTTGAAGCGTCTGGTGGTGTTGGCACTGCTACAGTAGACGGCGATGCCAATGTCCCTGTCACTGGCCTTGAGGCGACAGGCAATGTAGGCTCAGCAACAGTTGACACCCAGACTTTTGTTAATGTTACTGGTGTAGTAGCCACCGCTCAAGTGGGCGCAGTTACGGTAGATGCAAAGGCTACCGTAGAAGTAACGGGGGTTTCTGCTACAGGAGAGGTAGGAACACCTTTGGTTTGGGGACGTATTGTTCCAAATCAAGATCCGAGTTATACTCCTGAACAACCGACACAATCCCCTGGCTGGTCGAGCGAGACTCCCTCGCAATCGCCAGGTTGGACCCGAAAAGTAGCATAGGATAGAATTATGCCCAGTACATATACACTGAATAACGGTATCGAACTTATCGCAACAGGCGAACAGTCTGGCACATGGGGTGATACAACGAACACAAACCTTGAGCTTCTTGATGCGGCTCTTGACGGTCAGGTTACTGTAACGCTTCCGAGTGCGGGGACTTCTGGTTCTCCGAATACGCTGGCGATTAGCGACGGTGCGGCGTCCGATGGTCGTAACCGCATGGTTATCTTTAACGACGGCGGTGACTTGGGTGCGACGGCCTACGTGCAGCTAACACCAAATGATGCGGAAAAGATTATTTATGTCCGCAACGATCTGGCGGGATCGCGCAGTATTATCTTGTTCCAAGGCACGTACAACGCGAGTAATGACTATGAGGTTCCTGCGGGAACGACAGCGGTTATTTACTTCGACGGTGCGGGTTCTGGCGCGGTAGCGGCGAACGTCTTTAACAATGCGTACTTCGACAGCCTGCGCTTGGGCGGTGTGTCAGTGACAGCAATCCTAGACGAAGACAACATGGCGTCGGACAGCCCAACAGCTTTGGCAACACAACAGTCGATCAAGGCGTATGTGGATACACAGGTTGGGGCCAACAACGAACTGTCCGAGGTTCTAGCTAACGGCAACACGACGGGTGGTACGGACATTTCGGTGTCCTCTGGCGACGACATTACGTTTGCAGATAGCAGCAAAGCCATCTTCGGTGCTGGGTCTGATTTGCAGATTTATCATGATGGGTCTAATAGTTATATAAAGAACAACACTGGCGTGATGCGTATTCACGGTACGGAAGTTCAAATTAAAGACGAAGACAACAACGAAACACTTGCTATTTTTAATCCGCAAGGTTCAGTTGACTTGTAC